TGTGCTAATTCTGGGAGCCTCTATAGACGTGATACACGTGATGAGCCGCATAAAACCTCACTTTTGATTTTCTTCGTCTATCATCTGTAGAGTCATAATATCATTTTGCATGGCTGAAATACCTCTTAGCTCTAGTGAAATGATTTTATAGAGTCCGTCAAGCTCCTTGTCGCTTGCTCCTTCCTTCACGTTGGCTGTTAAAAGACTCTTAAGCCTTTTTTCTGCCACAAATAAGCCACGAATTCGCCACGAAATAAATCGTTTAACGATGTTTTTCTTCATAGTATTGATCTAACCTCCTTAAAAAGTTGTGTTGATGTTTTACAAATTCCTTCCCCCGAATCACAAACTTCTGGAAGTAGCAATCAGGCGTGCACATCAAAATCACACCCTGATCAATCTGGGTTCCATACACATAGTTATGAGCCATGGCATAGGCCCCGAGTTGCATGAAATAGTCATCAATCCATTCCCTTCTTTTGGGTTTGTTGGACTGTTTAAAGTCAATAATACTTTCCGAGTAATCATAAATTCCTACGAGATCCGTTGCTCCTGCATAGAGTCCCGGGTAATGAACGACGACTTCTGATCCCCATACCTCCGTCAGGTCCTCCATTCCTTTTTCAATAATTTTTTTAGCCATGGGCTCGGCCACTTGTCCAATGGTAGTCAGGTCCATGTAGCCCTTGCATTCAGGATCGATATACTTCTGTAAATAAAAATGCATAGCCGTTCCTC